ATAGAATTTTCTGTTTCCACACTTTACACAATATGTTTCTAGGTGATCTATGTTTGAATGTATTCTATCAACAAACATTTTTCCTTCGCATCTTTTACATCTCATCTTAGTTTGGCACACCAATTGCAATAACATTAACACCAACGGATGCTGTTCCAGAAGTTCCAAACTTTACAATAAATTGAACCTCTGAAGTTGTGATAGAAGTTATTACAACGCTTGTATTTGATCCAGCAGTTGTTCCGCTTATGTTTACAATTGATGCAGTTGCAATTGGAGGAAACTTAAAGTTAGAAAATGTTACAGAGTATGTTTTTTCTTGACCAGCGGTTACTGTTTCATTGTTTGCAATTGACTTATACTTTCCAACAAACTTTGTGTCTGATGTCTTTAAACTTTTCTTTTCTGCTCCAACTACGTCAACGTCTGTATAGTTGTATGTTGCATCAGAAATAGAAGTAGACAGGTCGTTTACTGCCTCTGCTAACTGATAAATATATGTAACATCAAGAGGTTGTCCTCTTTCTGGTAGTGGTACTTTTGCCATTTTATTCCTCCTATTAAATTATACCAAAGACACTGTGCCAGAGTCAAAGATATTCAGTGCTGCTTTAATTTCTTTTTTTGATGAAATGATTTGAACTTTTACTCTAACCGTTGTAGTTCCAGTTTTTAAAAATGAATATGAGTGTACCTTTGATTTTCCATGATAAAAAAAGTCTCCTGAATCAAATTTAACAAAGACATCGTATTCTGGAAAGTCATTTTGGTCTCCCCATACGGCTGTAATTACATCTCCTGTCTTAGATACTGCCCCGCTTGTTACAACAAGATCAACGCCATCAGAGTTATATATCGGAGACCAGTGTGATGTTCTGTTTTTATCTTCAGATATAATTCTATATCTAATATTGTATTTTTCTGTATCATGGTCAATTGGAGGCAAAGATGATTTTAAAATCCTTGTTTTTTTAATGTTTGAATCAACCATTAGGTTACCCCAATAGAAAATCTAAATTCAATATAATTACTTGTATTTGGTGATTTAATAATTGTTGTAGAGTTATCATTTTTAATAACTGAATAACCAGTTAAACCATACAATGGATTTGTTGTTGCAATGTTTTCAAGTCTCAAAGCATCTAGTGCAATATAATAATCTGGAGAAGGGAATGGTCCACCAGTTCCAGTAGAATCAAGAACACATACATAGATCTTAACAACAGTAACTGCTTCCCAAGTAAAGTTTTGAGTTGTATAAAGTTCTTGTAATTGTTTCTTTACTACAACATACCTATTTGTTGCAAAATCATATCCATCAAATCCATTTTCAATATCAACTTCAAACCTTGCATAAACGTCTGGCTCTGCAACATCAGTACCTGCAAAATCAATTAATATTCTAACAGTCTCTGGAACTGCTACAGAGTCTCCATCTTTATTAACTAAAGAAAATGCAAACCTTAATTCATCTGTTGGAGAGTTTTTAGAAAAATCAACATTTGGTGCAGTTAAGTGTATGTGGTTTGAACCAGGTTCAACAACAATATGATCAACTCCTCCAGAGCCTCCACCATCTAGGCTTAAGTCTGAATCATCTCCTTGAATTAATATTGTATTATTTAAAAATCTTGCACGTTCATATTTTTCAATACGACCTGCTTTATAAAAAATAGAGTTATCTGCATTTGTTTGAAACACACCGTCTGTTGCAATTACGTTATCATCTTCTGGATCATCCAAAGGTACAGATATTGTTGGTATTTCTGTTGCTGCTGTTGAAGTATGATGAATCCAGGTTTCTCCTTGTGCAAAAGAAAACACAGTCTTGCTATCGTTTGCTCCAGCAGAAGGGTTTGATCCTGCTGAGTATAGACCTACCTCTGTGATTTCGTATCTTTCTTCTGTTGGTAGTTCTGCGGTAAGTACAATTTTATCAATACCGTTTTCGTTTATAAAGCCTCTAGAAGATATAGGAACTCTAAACATTTCAAAATCTAGGTTTGTTTTTGTTGCAAAGTCGTCAGCAACGTCTTCTGTCTGTAGTGGTTGTGGGCCACACCCAACTGCAAGATATGAGGCATAAGCGGGGGCCTGTCCAAGCATATATTTCCCGATTATACTCTTGCCTTTATTTGTAATCATGATACAGTTTCTCCAAAGTTCGCTTCATATATTGTACCATTTATGGCGATTTGAATCTCTAGTTGCTCATCATTATTCATATTAACAGTCTCAACAATCAGGTCACCAGTCTCTTGCTCAATATAAACATTTACCCCATTTGTTCCGTTTGCTTCAAGTGGCACCTTCTCTTCAAACTTAATTGCAAAGTTAGCAAAATATGTATCAGATGTTGCCTGCAATCTTAAAATATTGTTAGGGTTATATCTTTGCTGGACAAGTCCAAGATTTTTAATTGGTGAATAAGATACTCTCTGACCATTTATAATATCGTTTCTAGAAATACTTAATAATTCGTGACCACCAATATCTTCAAATATTAAATCAGCCATAATCTCTGGAGACATAGACTCATCATTAAAAAGAACTGTATCTATTGGAGCAGTCTTTGTTGGGGCAGGTGTATATGCTGTTACTACTGTTGCATTTGACGGAGTTTGTGGAACTGGAGATACTGTCACTTTACACCTCACTCAAATAAATTGTCATGTTTGGACCACTTTCTGATCTTTGATATTCTATATTATAAACTACAAACCTAGAATTATCTTGAGATACTAGATCTAAGCCAGATGAATCCTTATAGTTTATTGTTACGATATCACCAAGTTGTAATGTTGGTATGCTAAAGATGTTCATTCCAACAGACTTCTTAGGTACCATCAACTTGTTAATAATCCAATTCATCATAGCATCTGCATCATCTTGTGTTTGTATGTATGGGCTATCAATGCTAAACTCGTTTTTACCATATGTTAGTCTACTTAACTTTATTTCATCATATCTTGATTTTTCAACTAAAGGTGAATAGGTTAAGGTACTTCCAACTAACTCTGGGTCAGATAAATTACCACGCTTCTTAAAGAATTCATCTACTGTTAGTTCATGTGTTGTATCTTGTGTAAAAGTAATTCCTTGAATTCTTAAAAAATTTCCAGTTGTCTCATCTAGATTAAGTGCCTTATCTGTTGAGTTAAATATTAAAAATTCTGCACCATAAGAGTCTGCATAAAACCCAGACGTAGTATATCCTTTTATATTATTAAAGGTTGGAGAAAGTTTTGCATAAAGTGCAGGGTATGCACGATCATATTTAATGTCAAAGTATGCACACTCACGCATAATAGAACCAAACTCTTCAAAATAAATATTATACTTTGGTGGTTGTTGTGCGCTAATTCCAGATAAGTATGTTGATTGTACAACACCACTCATTGCATATTTTCTAAAAGACTCTGTAACGTCAACTTCTTTATCTCCAAACACCTGTCCTAAACCATCATTAACGGTAAATACTGTATTTTGACTATAGTTTTTAGACAGAGCGTATATATTTTCAAACATGCATCTTGAAGAACCACGAACAAATAATGCCATGTTGTTGTATGTTGGTAGTGGATCTGTATCATCTACAACCTTTATTAATTGATTATTAATATATAAATAGAATCTTCTTGTATTGCCAATGTCAACATACTCTACTGATAAGTCGTATACCGTTGAATTTTCTTCTCCAGCAAATCTTTGCTGCCCAGTAAACTTTCCATCATCTACAATAACCTTTGATAGACCACCCCAAAGTTTTATAGGTATAGCATTTGAGTTTGATGAATCTTTTTTAATTTTATAAAATACAACATTATTTACTGAAAACTGTGCATTGTTATTTTCATCAACCTTAAGATATGAAGTTATATTATCTTCAGTAAGTGCGACAATTTCAAAATAATATCCATTATTTGTTTCTGGATTTAATAAAAAGGCTAATCCACCAGACCCTCCACCTATGTTTATATTTTGATCTGGTTGACTTCCAGATAGTTGGTAATATGTAACGCTGCCGTTTGGAGACTGTGTTCTAGTTGTATTATTTTCAATTTTTCCAATAATTCTCATTCTAGTACCAAAATGTTTATATGCATTATCTAATCCCTTATATGCATAAGATACAAAATTTAGTGGAGTTTCTGTTGTTTTAAAAGATGGACCATTAAACACTAATGCAGATGACTGAATTGTTCCTGTTTGTGTTGATGGTAAACTATTTACTTCTGTTTCAGTTAAATAACTTGTAGACATAAAATTCTTTATAATGCTATTTCTTGTTGATTGCTTTGCAACTGTATTGCTTATGCCTGCTGCAGCAACGGTTGTTGAAGGAAGTGTAGAGGCAAGATCAGCATCTAACTTTGTGCTAAATAGATATTGTGATTGCATATCTAATCCACGTACGTTATCGTTATTTGTCCAATAACTATTTATTCCAGCAGAGTGTGAAACTATCTGAGTTCCAAACTGCCCACGTCCATGATCAACAACAGCGCCATTTTGTAATCTTGTTATTCCGTCTATTGTTTCATAGTTTGGTGTTGCATAAATTCTTACAAGCCCTGTAGGGTATATCTTTCCATTAAAAGGGGTTGATGAAAAGTATTTTTGATATTCTTGATTACTGCTAATCCAGACTTTTCCTGTTCCAGTAATGTCAAATTCTGAAGCATCATATCTGATGACCTCTCCATTAGAGTATAGATATCCGTTGTATCTTGTTAACCAATAAACATTTTCTCCAAGGTCTATGACGTTGTTTGTAAGAATATTTCCTACTACAACTGGGGGAGTTCCAACTAGGTCTGAGTTTAATGGCATTGCTCCTAATACATAACTACCCTGCTTTGAAGCAAGTTCATTTATTGTTTTTGTATTTTCTGTTCCGCTAACTTCCCACAAAAGAGATGGTTTATATATCCAAGTTTTTTCTTTGTCAATCATTGTAGATTGACGAATTGAGCCATAAGATCTTTGGATATATCTAGTTGTATAGTTAATTTTTCCATCATTATAGATCTTTTTATCTTGTGATGCTATTGCAATAATATTAGGAAGTTTTCCAGAACTAGAATTTTCAACTACTCCAGAATCAGTTTGATTATTAGATCCAGATAAAATAAAATCAGTTTGTCTTTGTTCTGCTGTAGGCATTAAATAATCTTTACTCATTACAACAAAGTTATTGTATTCATCAAAGAACATTGCACTCTGTGTTGATACTGCTAATTGGTTTAAAACTTCTGCAACATTTTGGTCTGGAGCAACAAAAAAATATGGAATTATTGGATCTGCTTCATCTGCTACACGTCTAAATGTATAGTTGCTAAATCCAATATAGTCAAGAAGCATTGATATTGCATAACTTAATGATGTTTGTGTTGTGAGCAATCTTGGTGCTGGCATGGATTCTAAAAAGAAATAGAAATCTCTTAACTCTAAAGATAGTGTTGCAGCGGTAACATCTGCTTGAGGAAATCCTTCTGAGTATAAAGTTTTAATTGGGACAGAATATTCATCTCCAGCAACATCTAAAATTGATTCATAAAAAACAAATTTAATATTTTTTCTAATATAGTTAGCAACTATGCTAGAAGTATTGTTTTCATTAAATGCTTGGTCATCATCAAATAAGGATAATGTTCCAGTAGAAGCAAGCAATTGTCCAACTGGAAGAGAGGTAGTTCCTATATCAGATAAAATCTTTTTAATATTAAAGTCAATAACCTTGTCTGATATATTTGCAACTAGTCTAGGAGACATCTCAATTAAATCAAAAGTTGAGTCAAACTTATTCATTGTTTCTACTACAACTCTTATTCCACGAATATACTGAAACTCTCTATGTGTAGTTTGATTTTGTGCATCATTGGTAAAAAGTTCTGGATTTGTTAAATCTGTAATAAGTTTTGTTGAACGATTTAAAACTCCTGAGCCAAGTACCCAGCCATACTCTGGAACAAAAGAGTCATATTCCTCATTTGATCCATTCCAAATATATAAAGTTCCACGCTCATTTGCATTTTCAACAACTAGATATCCATCTCCATTAAAAGACTGCTCTGGCAATAAAGTTGTAGATGCTAACTTTTCAACAAACGTATATGATGATTTATACGCATCTGGAATCTTTAGCCCATACTCTAATTCAACATACCCATCTTCTGGAATAATTGCAGATGCATCATCACGGACAGAATTTTCATTAAACAAATAAGCGTCAACCCAGTTATCTTCATTTAAATATTGAATCTTCCATTTAACTGGGGTTGTCTTATTTGTTGCACCGTATAGCGGATCAGCCAAAATACCAGATTGTGTAGTAAAGTTTCCTAAGTTTGCTGTTCCAACATTAGTTTGCATTTTTACTACAATCCTATTTGCTGGAACATTTTCTTTATAAACTACAAAAGGAGCAGTATCATCAATATAGTTTAACCCATTAGAGACGTTCTTTGCAATTCCTCTTTCAATATTGTCTTCTGTTCTAAATGATGACCAGTATCTAAATTGATCATATCTTGATGCCATGTAGTAT